CTCAAACTTGCTGATGGGGGATCATAAGAAGTCAGGGCTGGTCCCGAGCTGGACGATCACCTATCAAAACGCTACATCATCCGACGACACGAGCATTGCGATTGATGTGATCCTCACCGGGCCAACAGCGTTCCTGAAGAAGGGGGGGGATGAGGCTGAGCTCGTGCTGTCCAAGCTCATGGTGGCAAAGAGGAAGTACTACAAGAGGCTCGGGGTGGAGGAGAGCACGTCCAAGAGCTCTGTCGGGAACTTCAAAGACGTGATGGAGTTCAACAGTAAGTGGTACGAGGGGCCGATTGTGGTGGATGTGTGGCTCAAGGCTGTCATGTCTGCCATGATGGCCCCACCCCCTACGGGATTCTCTGAGATGCAAAACCACTACGTGAACGGAAGGTCTGCTGTGATTGCTGCTGGAGGTTCAGTTGAGCTCGCAAAGCAGATCAGGATCGCACAAGCGGTCGGACACCAGAAGATCCTGGGCTGCGACATGAGCGACATGTTCGAGTTCCTAGAGGCAGACATCAAGGCAAACCCCCATGTGCTCCTTGGGAAGTTCGAGTACGAGAAGAACAACACACTCTGTGGATTGCTGCCAAGCTTCCTCATACACTACCAGTGGCTTTCTGACCCTGAAACGAAGAAGACTGAGCAGGCCCTCTCGATAAGCGTGCAGCACGAGATGGACCCCTCAGGGGTGATGGCTCTCGGGATCAGGGTGGAAGTGGGCAACGGCCTCAGGAGCAAAGAATCCATGCTGAAGAGCAAGAAACTGCTCGACAAGTTCCAAAAGGGGGTGCTCGGGGGCGACGACCCGAGGGAGGCACTGGAGGAGCACGCGATGACGTTCCTCACGAACAGTGCTTCACCTACAGCAAGGCTGCTGCTGGAGCTGATCAGGGACACGAAGAGGCCGATCGAGACGGATGTGAGTGCGACAAGTGTCTATAAGCTCTCTACCCTCCTCATAACGTCACCCTGCCTCTCTGTGACCATCCCAAATGCCGAGAGCACGAAAGGACAGACGACAACCTTCAGGATGAGCCTGCCTTCCCTCCACAAACTCGTGGCTGCATCTAAGAGAGAGGAGGCGAAGAAAGACGAGGATGATCAGAGGCCAGTGAGGCTCGTTGAGGCACTGGAGGAGTCCAGACAATACTCAGAACAGCTGATGTCGCTCAGAGTGACTAGGTCACAAGGAAAGTCACAAAGCATGGCGAATAGAGCAGTCAGCAGCACAAAGCAGACCCTCTCGGGAGTGCCCTCTGAGATTGACCTCAGGCTCGTCCTCTTCAGAGTCTGGAGCGGCTCGACGCTCGACCCTCAGACGATGAGCCAGTTTGCAGTCCTCAAGGGCATGTTCCCGGACCTGAGGGAGACAATGGAGGAGACACTCAGAGAGACATCCGGGTACGCAACATCCAAGATGGACCTCGTGCTGCATTTCATGAAGGACACAAACCTGGTGCACAACATCAGGTCAAGAAGCGGAACAAGCCTCTCTGGTTCAGGATTGGACGCCATGATCAAGGTGCTGGAGATGCAGAGCTACCACGGCGTGCCGAGCAGCGTGTCAGTGCTCAGGGGGCTCTCTACGAGGGAAGAGGGGCTCTCCAACTTCAGGTATGAGGCGAACATGAGAACCCTCTTCACAGACGACACCTCCATCGTGAACTACTTCTTGAAGATAAAGTTCCCGAGCACGAACCTCGAGGCAGGTTCGAGAGACATGAGGCTCCTGGAGTGGGCAAGGTCTCTGGTCGCGAGGAGGACAGCAAACCACACTCTCCTGGCGAGGGCAAGCGCAAAGCAGATCGTTGTGATCTCGGAGGGCAGCGAGGGGAGGATAACTCTCGTGCTCGGCTCTGCCATACTGAGGCTCCTGATCGTGCAGAAGGAGAACTCCTCTGTAGTCACTTCCATGATCTGCAACTGCACAAGCACGACCGTGAAGGGCATCTTGAGGGCATACAAGCCCAAGAAGAAGAAGTGGCTCTCGTGGGAGGGAATGAGGAGGGACGACCCCAACCACGACATGTGGTTCAACCCAGGAAGTGGTGTGAGCAGCGAGCAGCACCACGGATCTGTGCCCATCTACACACAGAAGCACATCGAGATCGCTCCCTATTTCGACGCCGTCAAGGCGGAGACGAGGAGGTATGGTGAGTCCATAATGCAGCGTTTGAGGGTCCACAGGGAAGGGCGGAAATGGGACTTTGTGGACCTCACGCTCCCCGTCGGCACCATAACGAGTGAGAAGCTGCAGGAGGCAAGATTGCTCAGGTACTGCGCCGAGTCGGCTGTGAGCTTCAAATGCATAGACAGATACTGCAGAGGAGAGCAGCTTGACCACGGGTTCCTCAACGAGGGCTTCATGAACGCAAAGAACAGGTGGCTCTGGAAGTGGCTGATGGTCAGGGCGATAGACCTGGTCCAGAACGGCTGGGTGAAGCCAGCGACCTGGGACGATGCATCCGAATCCCAGAGGATGGGGGAATCAATCCTCATGGTGAGAGGGGCCCAGACAGAGCTCATCAGGTGGGAGGCCGGAGACGTCTACCCAGGAGACCTGGAGGGCTTCGAAGAGTACATGGAGAGGAGGACGTCAAGACTCAAGGGACTCGACCTGTCAGAGGAGGACTTGAAGAAGGCCATGGAGTTCAGTCAGAAAGAAGGGGACTACGATGAGGACGAGATGGACGCCGTCCTCACGTTCATCGACTACCAGGCAACGGAGGACACCAAGCTGGAGAGCTTCGACCCCGTGATGGATGCGCAGGATGGCCTCGTCGAGTATGTGGACATGAGGACGACGGAGACTCTCAGATCAGGTGTGGACGTGGGGGCCTTCGCCAGGACGCTGATCGGAATCGGGGAGAAACCACAAGGGAACGATCCATTCCCTGGCGCGAGGTACATCACGACAAACCAGAAGGCTCCCGATGAGGACCCTGAGGAGGAGGACGTGTACTAATCCCTCGATCGGTGGCTGACACACCTGTGAAGAACGTCGGAACTATTTATTTACCTTTCTGTGATCATTTGTACTATATTGAGAACTTTCGAAACTAACGATAGG